TATACATGCAGCAAAAGGTGGTGAAGCAACTAACGTTGTACTGCTAACAGATCTTACAGAAAATACTATGCGAAGTTATGAAAGAAATCCTGACGACGAGAATAGATTATTTTATGTAGGTGCAACACGAACAAAAGAAAATTTACACATAATAGAACCAAAAAAATATGAGAAAGGATATATACTATGACCAACAGTGAAATATTTAAGAAATCAGTTTATGATTCTTTAGATAACCAGGTAGGCGGGAAGCACTATCGCAAAATGAAAATACAACCTGCAGAATTTATAAATGAAAACAAATTACTTTTTGCAGAAGGCAACGCTATAAAATATATTTGCAGGCACCAGTCAAAGGGAAAAAGACAAGACATAGAAAAAGCAATACACTATTTAGAAATGATACTTGAAAGGGATTATGATGCAGATACCACTATTTAAACCACAAACAGAATGGCTACCACCAGAAAATTTTCCAGACTTATCTAAGTATGATGAAATCGGAATTGACTTAGAAACTAAAGACCCAGACCTAATGAAGATGGGGTCAGGATCGGTAATAGGTAAAGGAGATGTTGTAGGAATAGCTGTGGCTGTTAAAGGATGGTCGGGATATTATCCAATTGCTCATGAAGGTGGTGGTAATATGAGTCGAGCCAAAGTTTTAAAATGGTTTCAAGGTGTACTAGATACACCAGCAGATAAAATATTTCACAACGCCATGTATGACGTGTGTTGGATTAGAGCGCTCAGTTTAAATATTAACGGTAGAATAATTGACACGATGATAGCATCGGCCTTAGTTGATGAAAATCAAATGCGTTATGATTTAAACAATTGTGCTAAAAGATACACCGGTAAGGGTAAGAATGAAAGTGATTTATATGAAGCAGCGAAAAGTTGGGGGGTTGACGCCAAGGCAGAAATGTATAGACTACCTGCCATTTATGTAGGTTCTTATGCAGAAGCAGATGCAGAAATTACGTTAGCCTTGTGGCAAGAATTAAAAAAAGAAATAGATCTACAAGATATAAAATCTATCTTCGATCTCGAGACTCAACTTTTTCCTTGCCTCGTCGATATGAAATTTTTAGGTGTCCGTGTAGACGTCCAAGAAGCCAGCCAATTGAAGAAGCAATTAGTTGCAGAAGAAGAGTTATCACTACTAGCAATAAAAAAGGAAACAGGAATAGATACTCAAATATGGGCAGCACGATCGATCGCCCAAGTTTTTGACAAGCTAAAATTAGATTATGATAGAACCGAAAAAACACAAGCACCTTCCTTTACTAAAAATTTCTTACAAAATCATCCTCACCCAATAGTAAATAAAATTGCTAAAGCAAGAGAGATCAACAAAGCTCACACTACATTTATTGATACCATATTAAAGCACTCACATAAAGGTAGAATACATGCAGACATCAACCAATTGCGTTCAGATAATGGCGGAACTGTGACAGGCAGATTCTCGTACTCAAACCCAAATTTACAGCAAATTCCAGCTAGGAACAAGGACCTTGGACCATGGATCAGGGCATTATTTGTGCCCGAGAAGGGCCATACATGGGGTTGTTTTGACTATTCTCAACAAGAACCTAGGCTGGTGGTGCATTATGCAGCTTTACAGAATCTCTATGGAGTGGACGATGTATTGGACGCGTATCGCGAAGGCGATGCGGACTTTCACACGATCGTTGCTGATATGGCAGAGATACCTAGATCACAGGCCAAGACTATAAACCTTGGTCTGTTCTATGGTATGGGTAAAAATAAATTACAAGCAGAACTCGGTGTATCTAAAGATGTATCTGATAGTTTGTTTAGACAATACCACAACAGAGTACCCTTTGTTAAACAACTGATGGACAATGTTATGAGCCGTGCGCAAGAGTCTGGTAGAATACGTACATTACTAGGTCGACTTTGTCGTTTCCATTTATGGGAACCCAATCAATTTGGTATTCATAAGTCCTTGCCACACGATAAAGCGCTCTTGGAACACGGACCAGGGATTAAGCGTGCTTATACATACAAAGCATTAAATAAATTGATACAAGGATCAGCAGCTGATATGACAAAAAAAGCTATGATTGAGTTACACAAAGAAGGTATTATACCACATATACAGGTACATGATGAACTTGATATATCGGTTGAGAGTCCCGAGCATGCACAAAAGATAAAAGATATCATGGAAAATGCTGTTGACTTAGAAGTACCTAACAAAGTAGATTATGAATCAGGCCCTAATTGGGGCCAAATAAAATAATAAATTATGGCTTACTTAAATGCAAATATTCCTATACAATACTCGCAAATAAAAAAGGAGTATTTATATGACCTTAAAAAACATAAAGGCGAAGTTGAAGACTGTATCATCTTCGGTATTACCAGTCTTACAGGTCGTGCTATCTTATTTCACGCGATCATGGAGAACGGTGCAGTATTTTATCGCCTGCCAATTAGCGCGTTTATTCAGCGAGGATTTGAGCGATCACAAGTCGCCGAACAACGTTTGGATGAATTGGAGCTTTGGAATTCTTTCAGTTATTATCCTGCTATTACTACTTGGGATATTTTAACAGCCACATCCGGCAAATATATTGGAAAAGATAAGAAGTGGTATCACGGCAAGTATTTATTTACCGTTGACTGGGGCCACCCAGATGCTAATATACTGAACTCTGATCATTCAGAGATTCCGCACGAACACAAGTGCGCTCACATAATTGCGTTAAACAACGGCAACTATGCGGCACAGCCAAACAATAGATGTATATGGGACCTACCTTCTTTTACAGTAAAGGACAACATTCCTGACTGGAAAGTACAAACTTCAGAATGGAATGTAGAGGATACCGGAGCATGGAAAACTGAGGATACCGACAATTTCTTTTATGAGATTGAGGAAAAAAAATGAGGATGTTAAATGAATGTAGTAGATCTGTTAAAGAAAAATGTAGTGATGGTTCCTGTAGTGGCTTCTCTTATAGTAGGTACTTTTACAGGGGTTAAGTACATTGTAGATCTAACAGAAACTATTAATAAAAACAAAGCCGCAATTGAAATAATACAAAATACAGATTTAAAAAATCAAATCGGATACATAGCTAGAATACAAGAAAACCAAAGTCATTTATTGTTAAATATCGAAACCAACAAAGGTAATACCATTGTTACAAACGATAAACTTAAAACAATGGAAGAAAAAGTTAATAGCATGGAACAAGATTTTAAAAATTTTTTAATCATGCGTGCAACATTAACAGGGGAAGAAGAATAACATGGAGTGCTGCAGGATGGATTACAGATTTACCGCTATACTTATTATTATGATATGTTTATTAACTTTTTTTGGAGCACCACAGTGAAAATAAGTGAAAATACATCAATAAGTATGCCTATGAAAAATATGCTAGCAATCATTGCTGGTGTGGCCATGGGTGTCTTTGCATATACAGAGGTCACATCTAGATTAACAAGCTTAGAGACATCAAGAGAATTGTTTCAAGCAGACTTACTCAAGAAGAGTGAACAACTGCCCACGGACCAGGAACAATATATGTTGATTGAAGATTTATACAAAACAACAGAGAAGTTAGAGATAACTCAAGAACAAAATATGACGAACAAGGTTAATATAGAATTTTTAAAAGCACAACTAGAAAAAGCTTTACAAGATATAGAAGATTTAAAAGATAAGGTGAGACAAAATGGCAACGGGGCGCATTAATAAAAAAGTATTGGATCACATCGCACAGATAAACAAAGAAAATAAAGCTGCGAGTCTAGCAAAAAATTTAAAAAAAGAAGTGGAAATCGGTAAAAATGGTACACAAAAATATGTTATTAAAGAAGGACCTAACAAAGGTAAGACTGTATGATCGAATCTGTTGTAGCTTTATGTATGTTTATCGCTGGGGAACTTACGGAGCATAGAATACAACCTGCAATGTCAGACTGCCTAAAAGGCAAGAGAGTCGCGGAACGTGATGCTAATAATAACATTGAATATAAATGTGGTAAAGTAGAAGCAGAAATAGAAGAAAATATTGATGGTAGCAAAGCTATTAAAAAAATAATAAAAGAAGAATAATAATGAAAAAATGTACTAAATGTAAAAAAGAATTTGAAACTAAAGACGAATTAGATATGTTTTGCAGCCAGGACTGCAAAGAAGAAGCTTTAGCTGACCTTGACAATGACAGCGATGAGTGTTTAAGTTGTCAATAATATGAAAGTAACCGCAGAAGTAGTTAATGGTAAGTGTCCAACATGTGATGAGTATACAACATTGGTTGGACTTACAAATCAATTATATAGATGTATGAATTGTGGTTCTGATTTAGAGCAACACATTAATGGTAAGATAAGTTATTTACCTGTCATGCCAGCACGTGAAGATGGGGGTGTACCATTCGTTAAAGAGTGGACTAAATAGTGGCTAAACAAAGTTTTAAGTTCTTCACACCACGTGATAAACCCAAGAAACGTGGACCTAGAAAGCATAAGAAATCTTTAAATAAGAATGAGAAGAGACAGCGCAAAATGACGCGGTACAAAGGCCAAGGTTGACAATAATCATCTAGTATCCTATATATAAGATATGAAAGCAATAAAGGAGAAAAAAATGATACAAGCAGATAAAAGAGAGTACGAAATATATAAAAGATTAAAAGATTTAAATTTTGTTATTTCAAAAGAAATGAAAAAAATAGAAAATTTATATTTTTCTAAAGTATTAAGTATGAAAGTCGATGAACTTGAGCTTTCAGTTAGATCTATGAATTGCCTTAAATACGATAATATAATTTATATTGGTGATTTAATCCAAAAATCTGAAGGTGAATTGCTTAGAACACCTAATTTTGGTAGAAAATCTTTAAAAGAACTTAAAGAAATTTTACAAGAATTAAATTTATCTTTAGATATGTCAGGATTTATTTTTAATAGTGATAATTTTTTAAGAGGAGAAAACAATGAAAAATAACTTTGAAGATCGTTATGCTAAAGGCATACACTTTGATATAAGAAACAAAGGTACTTGTTATGTAACTATGAAAACAAATGCAGGTGAATTGACTGTGTATATAGATGCTATGGATGGGTTAACTGATCCACCAATGGTACGTGCATGGATGCCTGGTAGAAGAGATATGGAGATAAATTTAAAATGAAAAAAGCAAAAGAAATAACAAAAGAAGATATGTTAAAACACGAAATCAAACAACTAAAAGACGAAGCAAAAGTTTTTAACGCTTATAAAAAATTAATTTTAACAGCTGTTAGATCTGAATACGATTCAAAAAATGTCGTAGAAGGTTTAAAGTTTGCTGCTAAGTTAATTAAAGAAAAAAAATGGGCACTGTTAGAAAAAGTAGGCGGAACTTCTGGAGATTTAATGGCAAGGGGTGAATGCTCTAAATGTGGAATTAATTTGGTAGGTAAAAATCCTGCACCAAGAAATTTTACATTACCTTGTTTAATACAAGGATGTATTTATAATATAAAAACAAATGAAAGAGAGGGAATAGAATGAGTATAAAAGATGTAGAAAAATGGGTAAACACTGCAAAAAAAGGTTCATCAGTTATTTATTACACTGGTAATTTATCAGAAGATAGGTGTTCTGCAGGTGTGCGTTTTCCTAAAGATGTTGCAGCTATACCTAATGCATTTGCAGATCAAGCGGAAAAAGGAAAGGTAGATTTTTTTCAAAAAAGAAAAACAATAATGCAAAAATCTGCTACACCTAAGAGACCTATCTTTGATTATATAGCAAGGAAAATATGAAAGAAATAAACATAAAAGTTAATAACATATCTGAAAAACAATGGTCACTATTACTTATAGAGTTAAATCTAGTTAGTGAAAATTGGAAAAAGTATGGACCCAATATAGATATTAAAGCTAGAAATTTTAATAGAATTATTAAATGGGGAAAGAAAAAACACGGTGAATCAGAAGAATAATGGACCTAATACTGTTGAACGATGGTTTATATCAGTTAATACCGGTAACAAAAAAGATGATGGAAGGCATTGTTATAACTGCTGAAGTTGATTGTTTTGATTTGTGCAATATATTAAGATTAAAGTTAACAGGGTATGTAGATACTCTGAACTTACATATAATGAACGATGGCAGTGGAAACTGGATAGGCTGTATGTGTAGATAGAATTAAATAGTAATATCTTCTTTACAACTAAACGCAGTAAACATTCTAAACTCATCGACCGTCTGTGGATTTAAATCTTTTAACATTATACTTGAGTAATCATAGCCATAATAAGCACATTCATGATAGCTATTAAACTCTATAATAGGTGTGGTTATTGGTTTACATTCATTTCCAGGAATGCCACTACAAATGAGCATTAATAAAATAAATTTTGTCATTGACTTTTAAAATTAATCTCCTATATTATCATCATTAATAAATGAAAGGTAAAAAACATGACCGATATAACTAAATATAGAAATGTCTCCTTAACACACGAAACATACAAGGAAGGA